CGACATGGATGAATATCAGGCCGGGCGTGGAAGTCACCGCGACGCGTGTGATCGTCAGCCCAGCGGCAGGGGTTGCGCCCAGTATGGCCGCGTGCGATCCTACCGGGTAGCGGACAAGCCGGTCAGTGCTTGCAGAATACGCCCCGTAGAGGTAGGTGCCGTCGCTGTTCAGCAGCAAATCTGGATACCAGTCGGTCGGGGTGAGCTGCGGGATGGTCTTGGTGGATGCCTTGGGCAACGAAGCGTATGGCTCCAAGTTGTTGACCAACGCATCTTGAATGACAGTCCTCAACCCCGTGAGCTGTGGCACTACATCGGTCCCATCCCCTGACACCAGGGATTGGCCATCCGGCGAGAAGTGAGCCGGCGGTCCCAGGCCTGGCGAATTGCCTGGCGGGACCCATGTGACACCGCCGGCCAGATTGGAGGTTGCGACCTTGGCCGCGACCATTGCCGCTTCGGTCGTCGCGTCGGTGGTATAGAGCGTCCCCGCCGGCTGCGCGCCCCAGTTGGACAAAAGTTTGATGGTCATGTCGTGCTATTCCTCGGGGATGCGTTCTGCGGGTGGCTCAGGCCGCGGGCTGGTTCTGTTCGAGCGTGGCGGCGTAGGCGACGGCCTCTTTGCTGGGATCGGCCAGGCCTTGCTCGTCGGCCAGCTTGGCTTCTGCTGCCGTCAGCGTGACAACATCATTGGCACGACCCAGCGTGCAGTCGGCGAGTACGCGGACCTTGACGGTCTTGGCGCTCTTGGGTGCGCTGGCCTGGCTGGGCGCAGGGTCGGCGAGCTTGGCCAGGCCCTGCGTGAGCAAAGGCTCGGCTTCGTCGGGCGGGACTTCGAATGCCCGGTCGGCTTCGATGTCCTTGCCGATTGACGGCACCATGGCCGCCAGTATGAGCGTCAATGCGATGAGTCTGGTTTTCATAACCGTTCCATGAGATGTGAATGACGCCGCCCAGCATCTGGCCGGGCGGGCTGGTGGATGTGAACGCCGCATCGTGGCGCGGCGTCGGTGCGCTTACGTTGCGCTGTGCTGGTACAGCTTGACGCTGTTGACGTCCAGCAAGTTGCCGCCGGTGCGGGCCCAGGCCAGGAAGCCGACCTGGCCGAGCTTGGCGTAAGCCGAGTCGTCGAACCGGAACATGGTGATTTCCATCGCGTCGCGGATCTTGTACCGGCTGAAGTTGCCAAACGCCAACGATTTGGCGTTGGCGCCCGGCACGGCCATGTCGTTGTTCAGGTTGACGGGGTAGCCCATGAGCATGTCAGGAGCTTTTGCGGTGATGCCGCCGTCATAGCTCGGGGTCCAGATCGGACGGCCGGCGCTGTCCTTGAGCTTGCGCACGACGCGGCGCATGGTCTGGGAGAACATCCAGCCTGGTGCGGCGCCCGGCAGCGTCGGATCCGAGGCGTCGTCAAGGTAGGCCGCGTCCAGGCTGTCCACCATGTCGACGAGGTCGTCATAGATGATGGTGAGCGTCTGGCCAGTGGTTCCGGTTTTACCGACCGATGCGGCAGTGACCATGCCGTTGGGGGCAGTGGAGCCGTTGCCAGTCGTGTATCCCTTGTTGCTGGTGCGGCCGATGCGCTCCGCCAGGCGCTTCATGACCATGCCTTGGATATCGATCTGGCTGTCTTGCAACAGCTCGATCGGTACCGCAACGACTTTGCTGCCGACTTTGAAAACGTTTAGGGCGACGGTGCCGAACGTCGGATCGGAGCCGGTTGCGGTGGTATTTTGCGCGATCCACTCGCCTTCTTCCGAGGTGCCGTCGCTGGTGGGGTACGACAAGTCGTTGCCCTTTTCGGTGGTGATTTGGCTGGCGACGCGGCGCATGAAGCGATAGCCCTTGAGCAGATCGATCAGCTGCGTGGCGACTTCGCTTTGCACGCTGTAGCCGCCCTGCGAGCCGGTGGTGGTGCTCATGGTGTTGCGCACCGCGATGGCTTCTTCCACGGACATCTGCGCGAACGACTTGCGCAAGAAGATGTTGAAGGCCTTTTCGTTCTCGGTCAGCGGCTTGCCGTTCTTGGCGTTGCGCGTGATGTTGTGGTCTTCAACATCCTTGAAGTTTTCTTCACGGTCTTTGGCCGCCATCCGCTCGGTGGCGGCGATCTGGCGCTCGATGCGCTCGGACTCATCCATGTGGTTGTCGAACGTGGTCTGGTCTTCGACCGTCCAGGTTTGCGATCCCTTGTCGGCCAGGAGGGCCTTGGCGGCCTTGTTGGAAGCTGCGAGGCGCTCCCGGAGTGCTTGAATGCTCATGATGTACCTTTCAAAGTAGCGGAGCGGACATAAAAAAAGGCCGCAGGATGCGGCCCGGCATCTACGCGGGGAGCGTCAGATTGGGGTGACCAGGCGCAGGCGGTTGCGGTTGCGCTGGGTCTGGGCCGCAGCCAGGGCGGTGAGGTCTTCCTCGGGCGCCGGCGGCTGCGGGGCGTTGGGGTAGGCGCTGAGGTTCCACCGCGCCTGGGCGGACTTGCCGCCTTGTTTGGTGTTGGAGTCGATGGCGTCGATGAACTTGGCGTCGAGCGCTTCCTGGGCGGTAAACCAGGTGGTGGCGTCCATCCAGGCGGTGACTTGCTCGGCGGTGGCGCCGGTCTTGCGCGCGTAGTCGGCGTTGATGGTGCCGTCGATCTTGTCCAGCAGATTGGCGGTGTCGCGCAGTTCGGATTTGTCGCCGTAGGTGAATGTCCAGCTGTTGTGGATCATCAGCATGCCGCCATCGGTCATGCGCACCTGACTGCAAGCCAGCGCCACGTATGTGGCGGCACTGGCGCACATGCCATCGATGTGGCAGATCACGTCACCCGGATGCGCCACCACCGCGGCTGCCATCGCGCGCGCTTCGAATACATCGCCGCCTGGGCTGTTGATGTGCAGATGCACGGTCTTGTCCTGCTGGTCAGCCAGAGCGATGATGAGCGCTTTTGCGCTGGCGCCCCAGTAGCTGTCGATCACGTCGTCGATGTAGACGTGCGCTTCGGTGGCCGTTGCGTCCATGCGGATGGGCGCTGGGCCTTCAGCGCGGGCGTTGTCTTTGAGCAGCTGCATCAGCTTGTTGAGTTTCATGCTGGTTCCTTCGGTGGATCGGTTGGGTCGTCGCCAGCGGGCTTGGGTGAGGCGGCGCCCTTGGGGTCGGCGCGGAAAAGTTTGTCGCTGGCCGGGTCGGAGTCTGGCGGCAGGTTGAGCAGCTTGCGCACTTCGTTCGGCGTGCGGTAGCCGTTGCCGGTACCGGGGCCGCCCAGAGCGGCGCGGAATGCATCGCTCTGGGCCTTGCTGTCGCCACGCAGGAGGCCATCGAGCTCGAACTCGACGAACTGGCCGGCGACGCGAAACAGCTTGCGATTGATCTCTTCTTCCCAGCGCTTGAGCATGGGTTTGACGGTGAATTTCACAAAGCCAAGCGTGATCTGTTCGATGCCACTGCCCCAGCTGCTGACCTTTTCGCTGGATCCGATCAGGATCGGCGGCACACCCAATGCCTCGCAGATATCGGCCTTTTCGTAGCCACGCATGGCAATCAGTTCTAGATCCACCGGGCTGATGCTCAGCTCCTTGACGGTGCCGCCTTCGCTGAGCACGAGCGGCAGCTTGCGCCCACCCTGGCCACCGTACGTGGCGATGAAGCTGTCGCGCAGCTGCTGCGATTGCGCTGGGTTGAATTTGTTTGGGTATTGCAGCGCGATCTGCGGCATCGCGCCTTCGCCGATCGTGCGGCCAGAGTATTCGGCGGCGGCCAGGCTGTTGCCGATGGCCTGTTTGGCAGCCCACTGAATGGCGCTGAGGCTCTGCAAACCGTTGAACCCGAAGCCGGCGAAGTGCAGCATGTCGTCCTGGTGGACGGTGGTGACTTTGCCGGTGAATATGTTGGTGACGTCGTACACCAGCACGTCTTCGCCGCCGATCATGGCAACGCGGGCTTGGGTGTAGTCCGGATGCAGTGGCTCCAGGCCGATGATGCGGCCGCCGCTGTTGTCGCTGCTGCGCACGATGCGGGTATGTTGGTCGCCGCGTAGATCGACACAGCGCACGATCCACTCTTTCCAGCTGGCGGCGGTCCAGCGTTGATGTGGCTGTTCGTTGAGCAGCCACCAGAGCGGCGAATTGCGCATACGCTCACGGTTGCCATCGTGGTCAGTGCGGTAGTGGTGGGCCGGCAGCTGCAGCACCGCGCCGCCCTTTTTGCTCAGGCATGCGTAGACGGTGCTCACCGCCATGGCTGTTTTGTCGTTGACGACAAAGCCGCTGGCAGAGTTGATCGGCGCGAACAGGTCTTTCATCGCCGCCGAATCGCTGCTCACGACTGGGTAGGTCTGCGCGTTGATGCGTGGCGCCAGGCTCGTGTCCTCATAGATGCGCTCGATCGCACCCGGGCGCGAATGCGCCCACTCGGCGAGCACGCGCGAGGTGTGCGTGCGGGTTTCGAGGTTGAGTGTGGGGGTCATGCCGTGGCGGGTTGGTTGAGATCGACGAAGCCCTGCTGCGTGTTGTCGGAGGCGATCGCCAGCGCACGGCCGAGCGCCATGAGCATGGCGATCGCGCCGTCGATCTTGTTCTCGGGGCGCTCTTTCACGGGCGCGCGCAGTTCGTTGAACTTGCTCACTTTCACTACCAGGTTGCTGATCATCCAGGTCATGGCCGGGTTGCCATCGTGGCGCAGCTTGCCGGCCAGTACCAGGTTCTCCACCTGCAGCAACACCTGGGTGAAGAAGGTCGAGCGCTGGGCGATCTCGACCAGCGGCAGGCCTTCGTCGATCAGCTTGCCGGCGAAATACATCGACAGGGCCGGGTCGAACGCAAACTCTTGCATTTTGTGACGCTTGCAGTCGTCGCGCATGTCGTCGGCGATAACGTCGAAGTCGGTCAAGTTGCCTTCGTTCACGATCACATGGCCCTCTTCGACCCAGCCGGGCAGCTGCGCGGTCGGGCTTTCGTCGACGGCGGCCTGGTTGTAGTACAGACGTGTGAACACGTGCCAGAATCCGTCGCGCTCGATCACCTTGACCTTGGCGGCGAAGTCGTTTTTTTGCGCCAGGTCGAGACCAGCGAAGGCATCCAGGCCTTCGAACTCGGCATGGCGATCGCGCAGCGTGGGGTCGGCGCAGCGGGCCCAAGCCTCCATATCCATCCACGCGCTTCCGGCGTTGGTCCACACGTTCAGGTGTTTCGTCAGGAAGTTTCCGCGCGCGCTGGGCGTTGCTTTGGCCTTGCTGCAGGCGGCCTGCAGCTTGTCCAGCTTCACGCTGACGCCAAGGTTAGGGTTCGCCTTGCGCCAGACGCGCTCGTCTTCCCACTGATCGCCCTCGTCGATGGTGTAGATGACGCCGAAAAATGTTTCGTCGACATGCACACCCTCCAAAATCTTGACCAGGTAGCCGCGCAGCTCGTAGCAGATGCCGGTCATGTCCTTGCCGGCGGTGGTGATCGCGCTGATCATCGGCTGCGAGCGTGAACCGTCGGCGGACTCGATCACGTCCCACAGGTCGCGCTTTTTGTGCGCGTGTACCTCGTCGACCAGGGCGGCGTGTACGTTCAGGCCGTCCTGCGTCGAGGCTTCGGCGTTCAGGATCTTGAACGTCTGGACCATCTCGGCCGAGGTGATGTCGAAGCGGCCTACCGTCACGCCGAATCGCTGGCGGAATTCCGCGTCACGCAGCGCCATCTCGCGCGCCACGTCGAACACCTCGCGCGCCTGCTCGGCCGTGGTCGCCGCGCTGTAGACCTGGGCGCCGGGCTCGCTGTCGGCGAATGCCAGGTACAGCATGCGGCCGGCGCCGCGGGTCGACTTGGCGTTCTTGCGGGCGATCTCTTCATATGACCGGCGAAAGCGCCGCAGCCGGCTGGCCCGGTGCACCCAGGCGAACAAGTTGAATTCGTTGAAGACCTGCCAGTCCTCGAGCTCGAGCTTGCGATAGGTGATCTTGCCGTCCACATAGATCGGCTTGGCCCACTCGCCCTTGATGTGCGGCAGCAGCTCGATGAACTGACAAGCCCGCGAGCCCAGTCGCTCATCGATGACGTAGGGAAACTCGGCGCTGACCTGGCGCACCAGGTCGCGCTCGAAACGGGCGCAGGCCAGGCGCTCGTAGCGGCCGGCCAGTTCCTTGCCCGTGACGACGCGGCGCGCGTAGCGTTTCGCGCGCTCGAAGTAAGTGGCGGCGGTCAATCGAACTCCGCGAAGCCCAAGGGCTTGTGGCCGGGGTCTTTGGGTTTGGCGGCGTCATCGAGCGCACCGCCGCCGTCGAACAGCTTGAGCTGGGCCCGCACGGCCAGCGTCACCCGGGCGCGCTGCGCCGGCGTCAGCCCGAACTCGGCCAGCCAGCTGCGCAGCTTTTCGCGTTCGCGGTTGAGCGCCTGGTAGGTCGGGCTCTGGATGCGCATGCCCTTGGGCGTGCGCGCCTCGACGGCGCCTGCAGGATCTTCGTCCTTGCTGAGCAGCATCTCCTGGCGCGCGTTGATCGAGCGACGCAGGACCTTGATCAAGCCGATGGTCTCGCACAGATCCTCGAGCGCGTCCGAGTCGACCTTGGAAAGCAGGTTGTAGCGCACCAGCTCGGGCACCAGGCGCTTCCAGGCCTTGCGTCCCTCGCGGCTGATGTCGCGCGGCAGCGACGGCGCACCCACCTCGGGCCGGAACGTCGAAGTCAGGTCCACCGGCCGATGGCCACGCCCTTCCAACAGTTTCAGCTCTGGCGGCTTCGCAGCCGGTCCCCGAAGTCCCACTACTCTCTCCTCAAGTTAACCCCCACCCCCCAATACCTGCGCGCGCAAAAAAAGAGCTAGGCGTTCGGTTTCCAGAGGAGGGGTCCAGACTTTTGATCCCCCCTACCCCGTCACAGTTGGCCTCGACGCCGGGCCCGCAGTCGTTCGGCCAGGCTCTTGGCGTCGTGGTGTTCCTGGCACAGGCCCTGCGTGTTGGTGTCGTCATCTGCGCCACCTTCTTCGAGCGACACGATGTGATCGCGCTGCGTTGCCAGCACGACCAGACCCAGCTTGGTGCACTCAGGGCATAGCGGCTGGCGTCGGAACAGCGCAGCGCGCATGGCCTGCAGCTTGCGGCCGGTGGTGCGCTTGGTGGCAGTGGGCTTCTTGGCCCAGGCTTCGCGCTGGTGTTTGCTGCAGCGGTTGCTACCGTCACGCACCAGGACACCGCAGCCTGGTGCAGTGCATGGCTTTGGTGCGGCTTGTGGCATAGGAGGACAAAGAAAAGCCCGACAGGGGGTGATCTGCCGGGCTGGCCGTGGATCTGCGCCGGAGGGCACTGAACCACAGCTTGCATGAAATGTAGCCCTTAACTGCAATATGTAAAAACTCCCCATCACGATGCCGACGTGTGCACATACGTGGCCGGGATGCGCTTGGCGTTCTCGGCACGTTCATCGAGCCAGCGGGCGATGGCGCGGTCGCACTCTTCCAGGCGCTGGTGCGCGGCGCGTTCGCTGATGCCGTGGCGCTGCGCTATGCCCAGCGCGGTCAGCTTGGGCTGGCGTGGGCCGCCGATGTAGTAGAGCACCAGGGTCTCGTGGTGCAGTGGCCGGGCGACCTTGAGCGACTGGACGGCCTGGTCGGTGATGCTGGCCTCTTCGTCAAACACCGGGATCTGCGCCTCACGGTAGCCACCACCGCCAGGCTCGCGCAGGAAAGAGCTGGTGCCAGCGAACCCGAGCGAACCGCTGGCCTCGCGGTCTTTCCACATGGCCCAGTTGTTCAGGCGCTGTGCTACCCATTGGATGCGGGCCATGTCAGCCTTTCCAGCGCAACAGCTCATCCGCAGCGCGCTGGGTTTCCCTGTGCGCCTCACCGAAGCCAGACGTCTCACGCTGCAGGCGGTCGATCTCCATCTGGCAAAGGTCGATCGATTGCTCGTAATACCGCTCCACCCAGGTGTGATCGAAGATGGTGCGACCTGCAGATGGCGGTTTGGTGAACAACTCACCAGCGCGATCGACCCGCAGCACAGTGCACTCAACCTGGACACCTCGAGCTCGCAGCAGTTTTTCGACGCGCGTGGCCTCGCGGTGATCGTCAAACACAATGCGATCGCCGTCCTGCACGCTTTCGACAAGTGATGTTGTCCGGCCCGTGCGGCGCGCCGATTTAACATACACACGCACAACGGCCCGCACCGCCGCCCCAATTCCGAAATGGTCCATCGTCACCCCTCCTATGTCGTGGCTGCAGGCTCCGCCCAAACCACACAAAACCCACACCCGAACTGCACCATCGCCTGCGCGATATCGGCCTCGATCGGGTGCCCCTGAAACGGCGTTCCCACGACACGCCCGCGCTCGAACGCGTAGAACTTGCACGGCTTGCCGGCCAGGCCCTGGCGGACCAGGCGGAAGGCCTCGTTGCCGATCTCCTCGGCCTTGGACTTGATCGCCTTGTAGGTCTCTGGCATCGAGCCCTTGATCAACGCGATCTGGCCTTCAATGTCGGCCTGGTTGCCTTTAGTGTCCATACTGTCCAACCTTTTCCATAGAGATAAAAGTAGAACGGGTGGGCGGTGCGCGCGTACGTGGGCGCGCGCACCCCTGCCTGTGCCCGGGCGCATTGCGATATGGGCGTGTCCACTTGTGCCCAGACAATGCAGCAGCTGCAACCCGGCAAAGCAGGGAAATAGCACTGCAGTGGTGTCCATGCAAACCGTTGGACACCCTGGACACTTGGACACCTGGGCGCTACGTCATAGGCGCATGCATGGACTTCCCCGCTACCGCGCCGCAATGGGGGCGCGGCGCGCCTCCCAGCCCTTCGGGCGCCCTGCTGCCAATCATGCGTCTGGCAGGGCTTGTGGCACGGCGCGTTTTTTGCACCGTCTGACCACGCGTTGTGGGGTCAGAACGGCGCATCGTCCGCATCTCCGTGTGTTGATGGAATGGCCGAAGGCCCCGGCGTTGCCATCGGGGTGTTATCGGGTGCCGTAGCCGGCTCTTGTGGCGGCCAGTCGTCCGGGCGTTCGTACCCCCAGGCCCTGGCGCCGTTGATCTGGCGCTTTTTCCGCTGCCACCCCTCGTGGTCCATGTAGCCGCGTATCTGCGCCTCCAGGCCCGCGTTGCTCTTGGCCGCATCCACGCCCAGCGCCGCGGTCAGCTGGCTGATAGTGACAAAGTCGGCCAGATTGTTCACCACCGCGCCAATGCCATGCGCAACCGGGTCGCGCGTGAGCACATGCGTCAATTCGCTGAGCACGGCGGTCTCGACCAGACGCGACTCCTGCATCGGCACAAACAACCGCGATTCGACCTCATGGTCTGGCGTGAACGCCGCGCCCGCCTGGTACAGCGCATAGGCCTCGGCCAGCAGCTGGTCGCGCTGCTTGATGACCCAGGCGATACGGATCCGGTGGCGCACCGGTATCGGCCAAAAGCGCCGATTGCCGGTGCGATCGCGCAGGTAGGTCGATTCGTTCGTCGTGCCCACCAGCACACACTGGCGCGGGTAGGCCTCGACCACGCGGCCATAGCTGGGCCGGTAGCGGTCGATCTTGCCGGTGATGAACGATTTGATGAGCCCGATCTCGGCCTTGCCGAAATTCGCCAGCTCGGCAATCTCGTACAGCCACAGGCCTTGCACCTGTTCCTGCCCTTCCTTGCCCCGGCTCACGTCGAAATGCGTGTCGCTGAAAAACTCCGCGCTGGCCAGCGCCTCCACCAGCGTGCTTTTGCCGAACCCGCCCGGCCCCTCGAGCACGGGGCAGTAATCGAACTTGCAGCCCGGCTCCATCACCCTATTGACCATGCCCAGCAGCCAGAACCGGCCCACCAGGCACAGGTATTCGTACAGCGCCCGTGGTATCGAATCGGGCGACTCGCCCATGGCGTACACCAGCCATTTGTCGATGCGCGGCGTGCCGTCGTGCTCCAGCGCCTGCAGGTACTCGCGTACCGGGTGGTAGCGCCGGGCATGCGCTACGGTCTCGATCGCCTCCACCAGCGCCGCGCGGCTGATGCTGGGCATGCCGTAGGTGCGCGTCAGGTAGTCACCCAGCAGCAAATCGTCCGAGCCCGAAATCGGCCCCGCCTTGGCATGCAGCCACGGCCAGGCCACGCGCGCGCAGATGGTATTGCTCAGCTCGTTGTAGGCCAGCACGGGCTCCAACGCCGGGTCTTGCTCCAGCGCGCGGATCACCAGCTTGCGCGAGGTGTACCAGCGCAGCTTTTCACTGTCCCAGTACGGCAGCAGCCAGGCCGGGATGCGCTTGCCCCCCACCATGCGCGAGCCGTCGCCAGACTCCCCGCCATCCGGGTCCGGTGCGCCAGCGAGACCGTCGATTTTTTTTCCGCCACCGCCGCCACCAGACGCCGCTGCAGGGGCCTCGTCTGGCGACGGTGGTGGTAATGCACCGGCCTGGCCGAAAAACGCCACCACGCGCGCAAAATCCCAGCCGTCGGTATTGATGGCGTCGTCGCAGTCCCAGCCATCGAGCACGGCGCCCGGGTCGGGTATAGGCAGCAGCTGCACCCGGCCCATATGCTCGGCCACCAGCAAATGGCCGATGCCCAGCATGGCCGCCATGCCCGGCTGCTTGTGCGCCGGCAGCAGCGGATTCTGGCCCAGCGCCAGCTGGCAGGCTGCATCGACCGCGCGGGACCGGTCCCCGGCCGTCACCTGCCCGCCCATGTCGTCCAGCTGCTGCTGGACCTGCGCCGCGATGGCCTTGCGCACCGTCTGCGTCAGCGGCACACGCTTGGCGTCACAGTCCGGCCACAGCAACACCACGCAGCCGGCCAACCAGTCCCAGTTCGCCCGCTTCCAGGCCTTGCACCCCCCCGGCCAGCTCGCCACCAGGTAGATGCCGGGCGCGCCGGCATCGAGCAGGCCCTGCAGCGCGATCGCCTTCTTCTCGCCCTCCACCAGCACCACCGTGCGCGGCGGCTGGCCGGCGTTGTAAAGGCCGAGCGGCGACACCCCGGCCGGGAAAAACAGCGGCCGCGGCTCGTCAAACTGGCGCCACGTCCAGCGCGCCGCGCCATCGCGCTGGCTCACGCACCAGGTATAGGGCAACGTTTCCTTGCCGCCGTCCGATGTCCGAAAACGGACCACGTAGCCCTGCAGATGGCCGTCCATCGTGTAGGTGGCCGTATGCGTGATGTCCTGCGCCTGGCGGTGGTGGTGCCGGAACGTCGGCTCGGGCGCGTGCTTGGGCACCGGCAATACCGTAACCCAACCCTCGGGCTCGGCCTTGCGCGCCGTGGGCGGCGCAGGGGGCGGGCGCGGCGAGCTTCTTGAGCCAGAAGAGGAGGGTGTCGGGATCGAGTTCCATGAACGTAGGGGCTTGGTTTGGCGGCGGCTGCCGCAG